CCAGCCTTGCGTCGATAGCTTGAACCGCCCGTAAAGCCACCCTCGTAGTAGCCAGCCTCCTGCGCTTGCTGCTGCTTTTTGATAGTGGCTATTTGTAGCATACCTGCAGCAACAGCTGTAGCTGCAGCTATAGGGGCGAGAATATAACCAACGAAAGGAACTTGCGCAGCGGAGCTATAGGCATTGATAGCAGCCATCGCTGTTGATGCAACAGCCTGAGCTAACTGTATAACCATAGCTCGCTTGTTAGCCTTTTTCTTGGCCGCAGCAAGTTCTTTGTCACGTTTCTCTTCAAGTTTTTTTCTCTTTGCAGAGTTGTTGCCTGCAGCTTCTATCTGTTTATCGTAGTTGGCATTGATGCGAGCCGTTTCGAGATCTGAGCACGCTTGCGAGTATGACGATGCAGCCGACAACATGGTGTTTACCGTATTGAACGCCTGCTGCATGATAGCCTTGCGTGCCTCTTCTTTGTTTCGCGCTATCTCCGTCATGCGCTCCTGGAACTGCTCGTAGGTAATGAGCTGTTGCTCGTACATGGTTTGCACAGCTGCCATTTGGCCACTTGCACTGTCGGCGTTGTCATATTGCGCCTCGAGCACCTCCATTTGTGCGTTCTTCTTATCCTCTTCATTTTGGCGTACGGACTCCAGTTCTTTGTCGAGTAGCCACTTCTGTTCATCGTACTCATCGCCTCCGTGCTCCTTAATGATGGCGAGACGGTCTTGGTGATATTGTCTCTCTGCCTCTTTTAGCTTCTCGTTATATTCCTCTTCGGTCAACAACCCTTGTGTGCGTTGCTTGAGAAGAGACATTTGTTCTGCATTGTATGCACGCGTCTTTGCGTCAAGGCTCTCGGTCATCTGTCGCTCCTGAACATCAGCAAGTCGTTTGCTCTCGGCGATAGCTGCATCTACCATCGATTGCTGTGTTTGTGTTGTGTCCTGGTCGTACTTTGTTTGAAGGTCTACAAGCTTAACATAATACTGCTGTTTCTTCTCATACATTCGCTTAGCATACTCGTCTTCGTCTATCTCTTTACGTTCGAGCTGCTGCTTGAGAGCCAGTTCATCGGTGTCAAGCGTATGCTTGAGTGCAGAGCTCTCTTTGTCGTACTTCTCTTTCTTTGGGTCTGTCTTAGTGGTATTGCTGTTGCCACCGCCATTACCGCCATTACCGCCATTACCACCGCCATTGCCGCCATTGCCACCATTGCCACCATTGCCACTGCCGTTGCCACCGCCATTTATGGTTAGATCGGCGAACGCTTTGCGTAAGCCATCGTCGGAATTTATGAGCTTGGCAAGTTCGCGATCTTCGGCATCCAAGATACGTAAACCGCTTTGTGCCGCCTTGAGGGCCTTTTCATGTACAGCGCGTTCGTCAAGTTTCTTTTGCAGTAGTCTATTACCATCTAACTCTTTGGCATCACCAGTAAGTTCGTCGACATACATATAAGTACCGTATGAACGATAGGCTTTAGGATGAGACCCAATCTCTGCATTAACATGCTTAATATTATTCACCTTGCGTCTCACCGTCTGTTTTAGCTCAAGTCTTTTCTTTGCTATTTCTTTCTTCTGCTCGTAGATGGCTTCTGCCATAGCTGCCTGGTCAAGCTTTTTTATGTAATCATTGATGGCATTTGTATTCTCATTAAAAAGTTTGCCTTCTTTGGAGATTGAAGCATGGTAGTCCGGAATTATTTTTTGCAGTTCGGCAATAGCACTCCTTCGCTCTCCGATAGAGAATGCGTTTGAACGGATTATCTTGGTAAGCTGCTGCACGCGTGTCTTCTCGTCGATGTAGCTCTCCGCTACTCGCTTATTAATGGCTTCCTGCTGCTTTTTTATTGCGTTGGCTTCTTTAACGCTTTGTAGGTTGTCATGTATAGCCTTTTTGTGCGCTTGCCAAGCTTTAACCGCTGAATACACTGCAACACCAACAACGGTAAGAACCGTGGCAAGGGCTGCCCATGGGTTGGTGATACTCGCAAGTTTTGCCTTCTCCATAGCCAGCCGGTACGCTTCTACACCATATCTTAATCTCTTATACGTTAGCTCAAGTGCCAAAAGAGCGGATCTAAGGAGTCTTGTAGAAGCTGTTAATGCAACATTTAGGACTTTGCTTGTATTTCGTATTACCAGCCATGCTTTCTCTTTTATCATCGTGGCAGTGAGGACGTTGTTATAAACCAGCATGGTTGTTGCGAGTGCAGCCAAAACAACGATGTGTTTCGATACGTATTCTATAAGAACGTACAAGTTTTTTATGCCCATTGAAGTCAGAGATACGCTATATTTAGCAATGGGCATCAGTTTTTCGCCGAGTTCGATGCACATGTCATCAAATTGTTTTTTCGCTTTATCGAGACCTGCCTGCACAGTGTTGTTCTGCACATTGAACTCATTGAGAACGCTTGTACCATCTTTGTATGACTGCGTAGCTGTAGCTTGTGCCTCTCGCACTTGATCAAGGTTAGAAGCCACTGATGATAGAACGCCTACAGCACGTGTACCCTCAAGCCCCATTTGCGAGAACATTGGTGCCAATTGGTCGAAGCCACCGCGATTAGACATTGCCTGCAGGAACTCTAATAATGCGCCATTCGCATCTGTCTTCAGCATGGTCGTGAATGTGCTCACCTCTACGCCAGCCAACTTTGCAAACTTCATCGGCTCCTGGAACATCTTAGTGATAAGTTGTGAGAAGACGGTAGAAGATGTCGCTTCGTCTTGCATATTTTGGTCGAGTGCCGAAGCAAGACCCATGATTTGCGCTTGTGTCATGCCTGCCTGACGGGCAACACCAGACAAGTCGGCAGTGAAGTCAACGATGTAACCGGCATTAGCTGAAGACGACTGCGCAAGATCGTTGACAGCAGAACCCGTGGCAAGCATAGCACCACGCAAGCCCTTCGTCTTGTCCTCGCCAAACATCTGCGCCAACTTGCCAATTTTTTCAACAGCGTCATCGCCGAGGTCGTCGCCAAGTGCTACATTGATTTTGTCACCACCATCGACAAACTCCTCTACCATTTCTCTATTGGTGATGCTAAGCCTACCTGCATCTTGAGCAAGTCTGTTCAGTTCACCGCGCGCTGTACGGGTGTTCATCTTCTTAAAACTCTCGTTCATCTCTTCAACCTCCTCGATGGCTTGCCCCGTATACTTAGTGACGTTGAACATCTCCTGGTTCATCGCGGCGTATTTATTGGTGCAGTCGCGTACAGTCGCAGATAAGCCAGTGACAGCTGCAAGGCCTTGAGTGATGGCACCCCAATTGGTGTTAAAGATATTGACGAATTTCGACCACTTGCTTTTTGTCAAATCTTGCTCAGCACCGACGGCTGCTATTTCTTTTTTCAGCAATTTCGCCTTTTCTGTCAGCTCGTGATACTCTTCGGTGCCTCGATGCGTATTGGCGAGTTGCTCGTTTACGAGTTTAAGCGATGTCTCCAATTCAAGCGCAGTCGAACCACTGATGTTTTTTAGAGTACGGTCTATCAGAGCGTTCTCCTGCTCAAAATTCTCAGCTCGCCGTGTTGCTTCAGCTATAGCCGTATTGTATTGGCTGAGAGTAGCCGATATAGGCTGCTTTAGTTCGTTAATGCGTGCCTTACATCTCTCAAGGTGTTCTTCAAGTCGCTTGTAGTCCTCAGGATTTGTTGCCGACTTCATCTGCTGCTTGAGCACACGTGATACCTTTTCGATCTCACCGATAGAAGCCGTCGAAAGATTTTGAAGCGTATTTATTGTATCGCTAACCCTCGATCTGTACGCATTTACATGATCTTCTGCTTTTCGTATCTCTTTATTTATCTGCTTGATATCATTTACGGACGTGCCGGAATCTTTGAGAGCTTCGGCTTTCTTCTGCTTTAGATCGTCGAGGTTTTTCTTTAGTGCTGCCATCTCGTCCTTTGCTTGTTGTGCATTAAGCGTGACGATGGTCTCGAAAGTTTGAGTTGTTGCCATAAAAAATGCTACTTTTGGTTTGTGAACCAAAAGTAGCATTTATATAAGCCCTGAAAAAATACGATATTATAGTTTGTCTTTATCAGTTTCTTTTTTTTCTTCTTTTGCAAAGCCCATAAGCTCC